TGTTGATGAGAGACTTGCTCACATCACAGATCGCACGAGCAAGATATCCACCGAGAGTGATGTTTGCGAACTTGCCGGAACCACTCTCACCATCGGTGAACTCATCAGCGTAATCCATAACGATATCGCCGGTCGATGCATCATAGTAAGGGATCTGAAGAGTGCCCTTCACATTGTAGCGATCGGCCATTGCGAAGATAGGAGACAACTCAACAACCTTGTCAATGATCTTCTGAGCGATGCTTGTAGGAATAACGGCACCATTGTCACCTTCAGTCATAGGAACATCGGATCTCTCCTCTACACGACCACGGAGGAAATTCTCGAACGCTCTCTCTTCAGCTTCAGTGCTGTCATCATCGTCGTTCTCATCCTCGTCATCGTCTTCGTCCCCGGAAGGAATGTTCTGATCCAGATCTCTCTGAGACTGCATTCTCTTAATCGTCTCATCAATCTCTTTGAGCTCAGCTTCAAGAGTGTCGAACTGCTTTCTTTCCTCTTCGTTCATGGATCTCTCTTCAGTCTGAGCAGCGTCGATGAGTTTCTTCATCTCAGCCTGTTTTGCTGCACGCATTTCAAAATACTTTTTCAACATTTTTCTACTCTCCTTTTGAAATTTTTGTAAAAATTAAGAGCAAGGAATGCTTGCTCTCGTTGCCATGTAGCGATTTTCCCATTCGTGATTGTCGAATGTCGGTGCCGGAGTGCTGTTGTCAACAATCTCCGTCTCATCATTTACGAATCTGACCTCGATCACATCATCGATCACATCAGATCGTGTCTCGATGGATGTGCCGTTGTAAGCCGGAATCTTCGTGCTGTCGAGAATTGACACCTCTTTCAGCTCCAGATCTTCGACATCCCTGTGTTCGACGCTGCCTTCAGGAGCGTTTCTTGTCTCCTTCAGAGCGATGAACCCGAATGACCATCCTGAGAGCTTTCCGGCTCTTGCATCCTCAATGACTTCCTTGTCCCTGATCTCACACTGACATCGAAGTCCGATTGAGTCTTCAAAGAGCTTTGTGGTGGAGTCACGAGTGGATGTCAGCTCACGAGCATAATCGTGATTGAGCAGCACTTTGACCGGAGTACATGTGCGCTTCGCCCTGTTCAGTGCTCTCTTGAACACTCCAGCCTTGATCCGCTCAATGAAATCTCCTCGCCTGTCGGATAGAACCTTGCTGTCTCTCTCCACAGCGTTGACATAACCATCAATCTTCACCATGTCATCTCTGATCTCAACTTTCATCATCCTCTTTCTCACCACCTTTCTCTTCAGATTTTCCCTCGTCCGTTCCTTTTGGATTCGGAGAGTCTATGCTCGGAGCTTCCTGGGATTCTCCCATCACCGACATCTTATTTGTATTCGGTGTATAGACCTGATTCGTGTCCGGATAGAACAGGACATCTTGCAATCCGAGCTTTATGAAGTCCAGCCCATAGGCCGGGAGCTTCTCCTTGTTTCTGACTTCATCCAGCTGCATGAAGCCACTGTCCAGAGCTGTCTTGTATGCCCCGAATCTCTTCTCGATGTCTCCCTTCGTGAGATCATCTGTGTCAAACGCAAACAAATATGTTCCTTTTTCATCCTCATCGAGCATCACTGAGTTGATAGCAGTCTCAAATCTGGAAAGAAGAGGAATGATACACTCTTCCTTGAATGTCTTCCGATCTTCTTCCGTAGCGTTGCCCTGGATGATTGATGGAGGAATGAGGAATATTTGACATATATATTGACTGTTTGTCTTCTTGTTCTCATTGAGCTGAAGCTCAACAGAGGTATTTGAGGACTCTTTGAAGGTGAGTCCTTCATTCAGAACAACCACATTCTCAGTATTATTCGAGTAAAGATTCCGGAATGCTTCCTTCAATGCTGCTATCGCATCTTTTGTCAGTCGAGAAGTAGCCTGGATGAATCCTTTTTTGTTTCCTCCGGTCTTCACGAGATTCTGCTCATACAATAAAGACGCATACATCATCGTGAGGAAGGTATCACTCTCCTCAATGATGCTTTTTCCCATCAATCCGTCAGTAGTGTTCCTGAGCAGCTTGATGAAGTCAAATCTTTCATAATATTTTCCATTGACCTCAATCTTGAAGTCCTTGAAGATCGGATCACTGTTCTTCTGGAAGCCGACTTTTGATGCTTCAACATAATGAATCGATCTGATCTGTGTTCCGACTCTGTTCACATAGGCATACCCACCACGATCGAGGTACATGTCTGTGATCATTGCCTTCTTGAATTGTGCAGCATCGAGCGTGTCTCCGGTCTCTTCGTTGAGAAGATACAGTCTCGGATCATCTTTGACCTCCACAACTCTGTCTTTTTCCTTCTTGTAGAGCTTGATCTTAACCGTTGCCACTGTATCGCCGATCTTATTGATGCAAGCTGACACGGAAGGAATGTTCATCACAGTGTCTTTTGTCACCTGAGACTTATCCAGGAGCGCACGAAGGAGCGGATCACTGATCACGCTCTCATCAATGATCACCTCAGTGTTCTGAGGAGTCTCTCTGACCTCTTTTTTCCGAAATAAACCCACTTATTTCACCTCTTTCATATAACTTGCACGACAAAATCCCTGTCGTTGAAGATGATGTCCTGTTGAACCAGGTACATCGCATTGATGAGCGACACAACCATGTCCACCTTGCCATTCGACTTCTTTTTGTTGACATATCTGTTCATATTTGTGTCGAATGTACACCTGGCATTCTCGAAATTGATCTCCAGGAGCGTGTTTTTCGTGTACTGAAACTCTCCATTCTCGATTTTTTCCGAGAGCAGCTTCGTCGGAGGATGTAGCGTGTCGGAGTGCTGCCGGATCTCGACAGTGGTGTATTTTTTCGACCACTTTTGAGCCGATGAAAGAGCATTCCATCGATCATATCCGATTGCCCGGATTGTCACACCATACTTTTCTTCGATTTTATCCACAAAATCCTCTATCACGGAGTAGTCAACGACCATATCTCCGCAAGCGATACACTTCATCTGTTCAATAAATCGCCTATAATCAATGTGTTCAAACTTGTTTTTCTCTTCGATTCTTCCCTCCGGGATGAATGCGATCACATCAGCCAGGATGTTGTCGTTGTCATCCACTCCGGCTATAGCAACAGAGCAGTTGTCATTCGTCTGGGAGAGATCGACTCCGATCCAGACTTCCCTTCCTCTCCAGTCGATCGAATCAACACAGCACGCTTTGACTCGATTGATGTCGATATATGACTCCGTTCCCATGCCCTGATAGATGATATTGCAGTGCTTTGTGAGGAAATTCTCTCTCGCACTCTCAACCTCGATCGCTCTTTTCCTTTTTGCGATCAGATCATCCCAGATCTCCGGCATTTCCATCGCCAGCGGATTCGCATGAGCGAGGATCCTGTCATCTGATGTCCATTCAGCCACATTGTCCGGCTCAAAAAGTAGAGCGAACAGCGTATCATCCTCGATCAGACCGTCAAGAACCTTCTTGCAGTATGTGATCTCATCCTCAAAAGGATTGTTCGCTGTCGGATATTTCGTTGATATGATGAATCCGAGCTTGTTGAGGATCGTCAGCTGACCGGAGCGCATTGCTTCAATCGCATAACTGTTCGGAAGAGCTCCAACCTCATCGACCAGGAACACATTCGGCAGCTTTCCGTCGAGCCTACTGTTTGAATAATTCAGCGGAATATATTTGCTCTTGTTCAGATAGCATTCAATGTCATCTCTCCGGAGCTTGAACACTCTGTCTTTTCCGTCCTGGGGAAAAATGTTCGGATTGTATCCGATGATCTCCTCCAGTGCCTTCTTGATCTCCCTGGAAAGAGATCCGTCCGGAGCGACTGAATAGAAGTATGAATATTGTGGCTCCAGAAAGAAGAGCAAAATGAAAAGAACAGCGATGATGAATGTCTTGCCGTTCTTTCTTGCGATTTCGAGAACCACTGTCTCATATCTTCTCTTATTCGGATTGTCTATACACATCACACAGAGCGAAGCCACGATCAGAACCCACTGGAAGCCGGCGATGCAATCAAAAATCCTCTCTCCGATCTTCAGTCCCTTCGGCATTCTGATCAGTTTAAGGATTGCATCGATCTTCTTCACTCTCCGAGTGTCTATCTGATATTTTGGATCCGCTCCGTCGCATATCTCAATGAACAGCTCACACTGTTTCACCACATAGGCCGGAGCATCAACTCCTCCGGCAACAGCTTGTTGAGCATACACATAAGACGGATGCTCCTGAATTGTCATAGATCAAGAGCTTCCAGGAGTGGATTTCTGCTCTCTTTGGATGCTTTGACATCAACCAGTGAGAGCTTCGCCCTCGATTGTGGTGATAACGAGAGCTCATTGCAGCATCTAAAGAAGTCTTTTGTATATTTGTCTCTCACCGACATCAGCTTGACCTTCAGGATAACGTCCTTCTCGTTGTTGATCTGAGTATCCAACTCAATCAAGTTTCCAATGGTCACAGCTGACACCGATAAGATATAAAGATCGAGATTCCCCAGAATCTCGGCTTCTTCAAGATTGCTGACTATATATTTGAATATCTTTTTCTGAGCAGTGGTGAGATAGCTCGGAGGTTTTAAGCTGTTAGAGCTTCCCCGGAGTTTCTTCTCAGCGTCCTGTCGGATCCTGACCTCTTCTTTCGTGACCACTCCACTCTTCGCATTGACTGATTTCGCCGGTCGAGCCATCCTATCACCTCCCATGGCATGATCTTCGACCATTCATTTTTAAGATTTGCCTTGAATAAAGG